AGGAGTTACGTCCACCACGCAGGCAGTCAGACGGTGGGTAAGGACGACTCCAAGAACATCAAGGAGGCAGCAGCATGGATGTGGGCAAACGAACCAGGGATAGCAAAGCATTACCGTCTCCCTACAAGCTAAAAGTGCCTCCTGTACCCATCAGGTATGACCGGAAAGTAGGCATTCCTTTACAACCCAAGGAAAAGAAATGAAAGGCTTGCTTTCCCCTAAAGTGATGATTGTCGTTAAACAAAACGGCGAGGACGAAGAGTCATCAAATTGTCCGATTGCAACACAAGACATCGAGGTTAACCTCAAGAACCGTCAGAAAGCGATAGACAAGGCTCAATACGGGCCTATGAACCCTAACGAGCCAAATAGTCAATATTGGCGTGACATGGGTGCTAAGTGGCGTGTTTCTGGTGAGCAAGCCAAGAAGTCTCGTTGTGGGAACTGCGCTGCCTTCAATCAAAAGCAGTCCATGCTCGACTGTATTGAACAAGGTTTAGGCGAGGAAGATGACTGGTCGGCGGTCGATGCTGGCGATCTTGGTTTCTGCGAGATATTTGACTTTAAGTGTGCCGCGCTGAGAACTTGTGCAGCGTGGGTTACTGGTGGCCCTATCACAGACGAGGAAGACGGAGAAAGCTATGAAGAAAACGAAAGCGGAAAAGAAGATCTCGAAAGTGATGACTGAGTTTGGTAAGGGTAAATTGCACTCAGGAAGCAAGAAAGGCCCAGAGGTAACAAACCCGAAGCAGGCTATTGCTATTGCCTTATCTGAGGCAGGAAAGGCTAAAAAGAAATGAAAGGCTTATACGCAAACATCCACGCTAAACGCGAGCGTATAGCCAAGCAAAAGGCTGCTGGCAAAACTCCTGAGCGTATGCGTAAGCCTGGGAGTCCTGGCGCACCTACGGCTAAGGCTTTCAAAGAATCAGCTAAAACGGCTAAGAAATGACTGCCGCCTGGACTCGTAAGGAAGGCAAGAACGCCAAAGGCGGCCTCAACGAGAAGGGCCGGAAGTCTTACGAGCGTGAGAATCCTGGGTCTGATCTGAAGGCTCCTGTTAAGTCAGGCGATAACCCGCGTAGAGCGTCTTTCCTTGCGAGAATGGGTAACATGCCAGGGCCAGAGAGAAAACCTGATGGAAGCCCTACCAGGCTGCTCTTGAGCCTAAAGGCATGGGGCGCAAGTAGTAAGGCTGATGCTAAGGCAAAGGCTAAGGCTATCTCGGCGAGGAACAAGAAGTGAAGCGTAGAAGGGGTTTATTGGATGAGCCAAAAGAGACTATTCAAGATATTGTCTCTGCTTACCAAAGAAATATTGGAACCCCGTTTGCAAATGTTGTTGGCCCGTTTTCTAGGGGTTTGCTTGGTTTAGAAAGACCTGATTACGGTGAAGAACAGGCTTATAGAACCGGCCAAGCTATTGGAAATATGCCTGCTGTTTCTGCTCCTGTCGGAGCTGTAAAAGCTGCTTTGCAGGCTCCTGAGTTGTTTTCTGCTATTGGGGCAATAGCGCCAAAAGGCGCGAAAAAAGTACGCGAAGCAATAGCAGGCCAGCAAATCAATCAACCAGGTTCTGTAGGATTTGATCCTAGATTTGATCCGAGAGCTAAGGAGCAGCAACGTTTATCCGAGTTAAAGACATCGGTTGAGGCAAAACCTACTCAGGATGTTCCGGCTGTTGATTTATCAAATTACGTCAACAGGCCATTTATCACTTCCATGTCTGACCGCACTGCCGGAGGTGGTTTGCTTACATCTATTAACGATGTTTTATTAAAGCGACCCGTAGAATTACAGGGCGGCCAGGATTTCATGTTTTACAACCCAATGGTCTGGGCATCAGCTAAAGGGCCGGTCAATCAAATAATGAAGTCAGCCGAAATCGTTAAAGAGGTGACTGGGCAAGATCCTTTATACATTCCTTGGAGGATGGCTCCAACAGGAGGTGATTTCGCTACTTTTACCGGAGAGACGATGCTTTCGTTTGCCGAGTCTGCGCTTGGTAAGGGTCAGAAAAAGTCGATGGATAAGAAGATCAAAGAGATCATTCCATCGTGGCCAGGGTTAGATGCCTCTAACAGCTTAGAGGTTTACAGAAATACGCCAGACGCAAAGCGAAAGCAGGTTAAGCAAATGCTTGATGTTGAGTTTCGTGATTTAGGAGGTCTTGGTGTTGGCGAGGCTAGGCTTGCGGTCGCAGATCCAAAACAATTGCAGGGTTTTGATACGCAAATTATGAATGTAGGCCAGGTGTTTACAGATCAGCCTGTCATTCAAAAGTCTGGCCATTATTCGTATCCTTACGGTGTTCCAGGCGAAGGAATTGGTAGAATCAACAAAGATATTGGCATCTTTGAATTGCTCCCAAATGTTGTCGAGGCAAGAAACATTGCCGACCCAAGAAGGCCAGCGCAAACAGATGTCAGGGCTTTACAAATGAAGCCTTATGCTGGTCTGTTAACAGAAGAATTGCTTAAGAGGTTAGGGTACTAACATGATGACCATTGTTGACACAAGCAAAAAAATACCTGCAAAGTTATTTCAGGCTTTATGCCTCTTTGAAACTTATTGCGCGGTATCTAACAAAAAAGAAACAACGCAAGAAGAAGTGATTTCTTGGCTAGAAAAAAGAGTTGGCGACAAGATTTCTAAACAGTTCAAGACAGAGTATCTTTACCAGTAATCTGTTGCAAACAAACAACGAATGGACACTAAACAATCTGAAGATACTGAGAAAAAGATTCCACCGGCTGCTGGCAATGGGAGGCCAAAGGGCTCGCCCAATAAGTCCACTGCTGCGGTGAGGGAAGCCATTGCAAAAATGGCTGAGATGAACGCTCCGAGGTTTGCAATGTGGCTAGATGAAGTGGCTCAGAAGAGCCCAGAGAAGGCTTGCGACATCTACTTAAGAGCAATCGAGTACCACATACCCAAATTAGCCAGGACAGAGGTAACGGGAACTGACGGTCAACCTGTCCAGATGCAAGTGTCATGGGCGCAACCCGAATAGTCATCCCTTATGCGCCAAGGGAGCAGCAGCTAAAGATCCACAATGCGCTATCAGATAAGCGTTTTGCTGTTGTTGTCGCGCATAGACGCATGGGAAAGTCGGTAAGTGCTGTCAACCATCTCATCAGAGCAGCGATAGAAAACAACAAGGAGGCTCCGAGATATGCTTTCATCGGGCCTACCTACTCTCAGACCAAACGAGTTATCTGGGATTACCTCCTCAAATTTACCCAACCACTTAACGCCACTGCCAATATTGCGGAGCTACGGGTTGATTTCTGGGGCAGAAGGATTCAGCTTGCAGGATCTGATAACCCAGACTCTCTGCGAGGACAGTATTTCGATGGCGTTGTATTCGACGAATTTGGCGATCAAGACCCGCGTATCTGGTCGGAGGTGGTTCGTCCCGCCTTGTCGGATAGGATGGGATGGGCTCTCTTCCTTGGAACCCCAAAAGGCGCAAATCACTTCAAGACCTTAAGAGACCATGCAGCAGAGCATAACGATTGGGCCATGCTCGAGTTCAGAGCGTCAGAGACAGGTCTTATCCCTCAAACTGAACTCGATGCCGCTCGATCAGAGATGGGAGACGACAAGTACCTACAAGAGTTTGAGTGTTCCTTCGACTCAGCCATCGAAGGTGCTTACTACGGGCAGCTTCTCAATGAGCTACCGTCTGAAAGGTTCCATGACATCCCTGTAGATGGCATAGCCAAGACTTACGCAGCATGGGATCTAGGGATAGGCGACTCTACTGCTATCTGGGTCTGTCAAAGAGTTGGATTAGAGACACGGCTCATTGACTTTGTGGAGAACCATGGTCAGGGGCTCGATTGGTATGTCAACTGGCTGAGAACAAATCATTACGAACTAGCCGAGCAGTTATTGCCTCACGATGTGCAAGTCAGAGAGTTAGGCTCAGGAAGATCGAGGTTAGAACTCCTGCAAGAAGCAGGGCTAAACATTACGATTGTTCCGAGAATGGGTGTGGACGATGGGATACAGGCCGTGAGAAGGCTGATTCCTTACTGTTGGTTCGACCCTAAGACTAAGCGCGGTGTGGACGCGCTACGCAATTATCGGAGACAATACGACGATAAGCGTCAAGTCTATTGGGACAAGCCTCTTCACGATTGGGCATCTCACGCAGCAGACGCATTTCGGTATTTAGCGGTCGGGATGAATGAGACAACAAGTTGGTCCAAGCCTCTGAAACCTAACGTATCTTGGGTGGTCTGAAATGGATGATGGTCGGCTAAAAGCAATCCTACAAGGCGAGATCGACAACGCCATTGGTTTCTTAGAGACAGAGACCGTCGAGCAACGCAAGAACGCGCTTACCGCGTACATGCGAGACCCCTACGGCAACGAGGTCGAGGGCAGGTCTCAGATTGTCACAGGTGAGGTTGCCGAGGCTGTGGACGGGATGCTGCCGCCTCTCATGCGTCTCTTTACCTCTGCGGATCAGATCGGTGTGTTCGAGCCTGTAGGACCAGGCGATGAGCCATTAGCAGAGCAGGCTACCGAATACTGCAACTGGGTGCTGATGAAACAGAACCCAGGTATTGGCATCATGCACGATTGGTTTAAGGACGCGATCCTTCAGAAAGTTGGGATCGTCAAGGCTTATTGGGATGACTCCATTTCGGTTACGAAGGAGCAGTACGCGAACCTGACCGATGATGAACTTGCGATGCTTCTGTCTGATGGGACGATGGAGATCGCAGGTCAAGAGACGATAGAGCAAGAGATGGACGGGCAGATCATGCGTGTCCATAACGTGGCTCTCATGAGAAAGACCAAGGCAGGCAAGGTTAAGGTTGAGAACGTGCCTCCAGAGGAGTTCTTGATCTCTAAGGCAGGCAAGACCGTAAGAGACACACCTTTCGTCGCGCATAGAAAACTCATCACGAGGTCTGACCTGATTGCGATGGGGTTCGATGCCGAGATCATCATGAACCTGCCGGTCTACAACGACCTTGAGTTCTCTGCCGAGTACATTGCTCGATACAACCGAGACGAGCAGCCCTTCATGGAGCCTAGTCTTGATAAGTCGATGCAGACGGTTGAAGTGTTCGAGTGCTACCTAAAGACAGACTATGACGGAGACGGGATCGCGGAGTTAAGGCAGGTTTACTTCTCTGGAAACGAGATACTCGCAAATGAAGAAACCGACTATGTGCCGTTTTACTCTATCTGTCCTATTCCGATACCTCATCGCTTCTTTGGGGATTGCCCTGCTGATCGTACAGTTGATCTCCAGCTTATCAAGACTACTGTAACGAGGCAGATGCTGGACAATATGTACCTTCAGAACAATACCCGCATGGGTGCTGTGGAAGGTCAGGTCAACCTGGATGACCTCTTAAGCGTTACACCTGGTGGTGTTATCAGGCTCAAGAACCCTGGTGCTTTGGTTCCCATACAAACACCTCCTGTAGGCCAGCAAGCCTTTCCGCTCTTAGAGTACCTAGATCAGGTGCAAGCCAAGAGAACAGGCCTCACAGAGGCTTCCCAAGGTTTAGACCCCAATTC